TGCGTACCTTTGCACAGGCAATGCTGGCATACATCGGAACCGGCGCACTGGTGCTGGGCGATGTGAATTGGATTGCCGCCCTGTCCGCTGGCGCGTTCGGCGCGGTATCCGCTATCCTGATGGCCCTCGCCGGTCTGCCGGAAGTGGACAAGGAAGAAGCGGAATACCGCCCGCCTGACGAAACCGAATATTGATCAACCCAAACAACGGCTCCCGTTTCGGCGGGGGCCGCTTTTTTTGTCTTACATTCAGAATGTAAGACGGTCTTACATTCATCTTACATTCTGGAGAATGTAAGAAATGGATATTACATTCTTTTTTGAATGTAATATGAATGTAAGAAAGAATGTAAGTTCAAAAACCCTTTATTTTCATACTCTTTTAGATGATTTCTTACATTCTTACATAGTTTACTAAATAGAGTATAAATAGACTATTTAGGCACACGTATACCCGCCTATGCGCCCATGTGGCGCATGTGTATACGCGCGCGCGAGAAAGTAAGACGGATTGTTGGAGGGTATAAAAAAAAGATGCGCTGTTCCGCGCACCTTTTCTTCACAGCCTATCGCCGTTCTCCATGACAAAATAGGATTCATACCGGACACCCATCTTTTCCGCGAACATCTGGAGCTCTTCTTCCCCGAAGTTGTTCCGCTCCAGTTTTTGCGAAAGATTCTGGCGAGATTGCCCGGTCATTTCCGCAAGCTGTGATACGGTCATTCCCTTCCGTTTTAGGATGACCCGGATCTTTTCAGCGGTGGACAGTTCCATGATGGATCACCTCCTCAGATAGCATAATACCACGGTTTTTCCTTATTTGTCAATGCAGAAATTGACAACGAAAAATTTTTCTTAAAAAAGTCAGAAAAAAGTTGCAAAAGGGTATTGACAGATGCAAGAAAATCGTTTACAATGTCCTCGCAAGGTTGATAAAGCAACTGAGCAATAACAAATTTTTAGGAGGTAGCCCCATGAAGAACATCGTTAAAGTCCTGCGTTACAAGGATAACGCCGCCCGCCTGTATGCCCTGCCCGAAGGAGTGACCGTCAAGGCCGGTACTATTGTCCGTGTCGAGTTCCCGAACATGCTCAACACCTGTGATGGTGTGACCGTTTCCGATTCCTACGAAGTGGATGAAACCGCTGAAAAGATGGTTGCCGAGTTCCACCGCATCAATCCTCCGGCGCTGGATGGTCTGAAAAAGGTTGTCAGCATTTACACGGAAACCCCGGTTGACTGGCCTGTGGATGACCCGGACACCGAGGATGACGCGGAAGCGGAAGACGAAGACCCGGAAGACGACGAGGACGAATAAGGGACAGGGGCGCAAGCCCCTTCCCCGTTTAGGGAGGTAGCATCATGGATATTAAGAAGGAGTTGGAAATCATGAAGGAGATCGAAGCGGCGAACAAGCGCCATGTGGAAGAGTGGAAGAAACAGCAGGAAGCGGACAAGATGCTGGCCGTATTCGTGGACGTGTACGGCACTGGCCGGGTGAAGAAGGTTCGCATTCGCCGTGATCTTGACGAGTATTACCGGCTTCTGAAATGCACAACGGTTGACATGCCCTTCCGCTGGATCGGCGGCAAGCAGTTTGTGTTTATCTGTGATGACGAGGGAACCTTCCGTAAGGATTGCAAGCCCTCCGCCCGGAACGGTGACGAGGTTATGCTCGTTGGCAATCTGCTTGTGGTGGCCTTTGACGGTCACGAAGATATCCGGGGCCTGACCGAGGATGAAGTTAAGCACGTCATGAAGCACGTGACCGGGCTGGGGCGCATGGACAAGCGCGGAGCCGTTGATATCTGGTCTGTGCTTACCGATGTGACCTATACGCGGGAGGGCTGAAAAGTGCATAGGATCCGAAAAACGGAGAGCCGCTGAACCGGTTCCCCGTTTTTCTTTGTCTCCCGCAGAACGGCACCCGCATAACACGGCTACACGGGGAGCGGGTGAGCTCCGGGTCTGCGCGTAAACTCGCAACTTGACAACGGAAAAAGAAATTTTCAGAAAGTGCAAATTTTCTTTCAAAAGGGTATTGACAAAAGCAAGTTTATAGTTTACAATGTCCTCGTAAGCTTGATGAAGCAATTTTGAAGGAGGACGAAACCATGACACAGAATGCTTTCAATCGGAACCAGATCTTCACAATCCCGGAGCTCCGGGATTACCTCGAATCCATGAACGCGCATGAATGCCGGATTCACCTTTACGGGTATTACGATGACGAATCTTCCGAAGACCCCATTGAGCAGATTTTCGGAATTGATGAAACCATGCAGTGGATCAATGAACACCCTGCATACTTCACCAACGGCGAGACAATCGGTTACCTGATCGTGGTATTCGGTCGCGGTGTGGATGAAGTGATATTCTGATAACATCCCGCCCCGGAGGTTACGAGGGCAGAAAGGAAGGATGGATATGTCTTATTCAATGGCTGACTATGGTTTGCAGTTACCGACCATGTGGGTGTACGTCTGGTATGAAGACGGAACACGGGAGAACGTGGCGAACACGGACGATCTGACCAGCAGGGAAGCGCAGGAGTATCATGACCGGTGGGAAAAGGCCAGAGGCAAGAAGATTGTCCGCGTGACACTGGAAAGCTCCAAGGGCTATGTGAGCAAACAGTATCGGTTCTGATGGACAGAGAAAAGGCCGGGATGCTATCAAGCGTCCCGGCCTGTTTCTATGATGATCATGAATACGGCTCCGAAAACGATTATTCCGGGTTCGTACCTGATCGCTATGGTGGAACATCCCGCGCTGTGTACGAACCCGGATCCGTCCGCAACGTCAAGGTTTTCCACGGTATCAAGCGTTACTGTGTTGCTGTCTGAGGTGTAATTGTACACAATCTTTATCTTATCATCGTACACGAACACGGCGTTTACAAACGTCTGGACAAGGCGTTTCTGACAGGCCCGGTCACTGATATCAGCGTCCCGGAATGCCCGCAGGAAGAATGCGATATGATCCCGCGTCAACCGGAAACCGGAGGCAAGCTCCATTTCCGCGATTGACGCGGTTATTTGCGCTTTCTGGGCGTTCAAATCATCCAGCCGGGTCTTTATCCGGTCATTAAATGCCCCGGCTTCTATGGCACTGATCAGACGGTCTATGGAGGTGTTTACGGATGCAAGTTCATTCTCCAGCACGGTCTTCTGTTCCGCATTGCCATTCACGGACAGGTAGTAAGCGTAGGTCTTATCCGCGATGAAGTCCAGCAGTTCATCATCCGCCAGCAGATCCCGTGTAGCTTCCAGCACCTTCCCCTCTATCCAGTCCTGTCTGACCGGGCGCTTGTCACAGGTCTTCTTTTTCCGGTGACCGACACAGGAATAATAGCTGTGCTTTGCTCCGGTGTGGGAGAACCCGGATTCACCCACCATCGGGGAACCGCATTTGCCGCAAAACAGCTTGTCTGTCAAGATATAATCCTGATGTGTCCACGTGTGGGAGGGGGCGCGGCGATTCACCTTCATAAGCTCCTGCACCTTGTCAAACAGTTCCTTGTCCACAATGGCTGGTACACCGTCCTCAACGCGCACGATATCCTTATACACGTAAACACCGATGTACTTTTCATTGTGAAGCAAGGTAGCAAGGCTGGATTTGGAGAAAGGCTTTTTCTTTGTGGTGCGGATGCCCTGTTCATTCAGCCATGTTATGATTTCCGTTTCCGTGGATCCTTCCGCGTACTTTTCAAAGATCTGCTTTACAATGGGTGCGGTTTGCGGGTTGATGATAAACCGTTTCGTTTCCCGGTCTACATCATAGCCGAGGGGCCGTGTCCCTCCGATGCATTGTAGCTTCCGGGCGGATTCCAGCTGTCCCCGGCGAATATTCGTTGACAGTTGCAGGGAGTAGTATTCCGCCATTCCCTCCAGCACACTTTCAAGGATGACGGATTCCGCGCTGTCCGGGAGGTTTTCCGCAACATACTCGATCCGCACACCGTTCTTTTTACAGCGGTGCTTATTAAAGGCAATATCTTCCCGGTTTCGGCCTATCCGGTCAACCTTCCATGTGATGATCACGTCAAACTGGTGCTTGTCCGTATCAGACAGCATTTGCTGGAATGCATCGCGGTTGTCGTTCCGTCCGGTCTGCGCCCGGTCGCAATACTCATGCACCACCGTGTAGCCGTGATTTTCCGCATACGCGTGTGCCGCCGCAAGCTGTCCTTCAATAGATTGCTCCGTCTGGCTGTGACTTGAATACCGGGCATAGATGGCCGCAAGGATCGGTTCACCCCGTGCCTTTTTCAAGTCCGCGTTGTAACTGATACTGACCGCCATAGGAAACCTCCTTATTGCCGGAGATACTGTCCCACGTTATCCTTAAACTTTCCTCTGCTGATCTTCCAAAGGTCGAGGATATTTCCGACGATAAAGAAGTTTCCGAAAGTCGGAAGGCATATGAGGCCCCGGCCTACGCGGCCCACATAGAAATAGTGCCAGCCAAAGATCCCGCCTATCAGGCAACGGAAAAAGGCTCCCTTCTTACTTTTGTCACTGGTAACAGATACGTAGTTAGGCTTTGCCATTGTGATCCTCCTTTTCTATATGAGAAGATTTGCCGTCCATGTTTGCCGCATGGACGGCTTTTCTTTATTCCCCTGAGTCTGTGGCCGCAAAATCCCCGCTCTTCACAAGGGCTTTTGCTGTTGTCAATACGGTAGCTTTTCCCGCGTCATTCAGTTTCCGGTACGCGTCAAGAAGTTCAACCTCGTCCTGCGGGTTGTCTTTGTCCGCGATCCCGTAAAACTCTGACATTGAATCCATGTGATACAGGTAGTACAGCTTGATAAACATTTCTGCATCCGGCTGTCCGTGACCTGTCTCCCATGCGCCTACGGTCTTACCGCTTTTCCCGATTTGTTCTCCAACCTGATAAATGGTCAGGCCAGATTTCTGACGGTACTCTTTCAGCTTTGCCGCTAAGATAGATCGGGCAGATTGATCTTGCGTCATTAGTCTACGCCTCCTTTCAATTATTGATTGTATCATAGACTAAATAACGTTGCAAGAGAATTTTCTGCAAATTGCAGATTTTTTTCTCAAAAACCTATTGACAATCTGCAAAGAGTAGATTAGAATACGCACGTATCCACGAAATGCAGACCGATTTTGAAAATCGTCCTCGTTTCGTAGAGAGGAGGTAGAGTATGGACGCAATTATTACCGTGGTACGCAACGCGATTAACGAAAAAGGCATGACGATCAAGGCGGTTGCCGAAAAGGCGGGAATGTCCTCCCAGAATCTGTCCGCAAGCCTGTGCGGACGGAGGCGGCTTCTCGCAACTGATTTTATTGCCCTGTGTCGCGTACTGGGCATTTCCCCGGATGACGTTGTGAACAGCAAAGCAAGCTGATTTCACGGGAAGGAGGGAGATAATGGCACACGTGAAGATCTGCCCACCAAAGATTCCTGCCGTTGAGTTGCGTGTGCTATGCGCCACGGTGCTGGATTCGGTAGAGCAGTTTTACCGGAACCCGGAAAATCAACGGCGATTTGAACAATGGAAACGTGAGAAGGAGGACAAGGAAAAATGTTTGAAGTCAAGGTAACCATTGAGGCCCCGGAATTGCAGAAAGCAATTGACAATCTCGCTGATTCCATCGGCAAGATTGCCGGATTCTCGGTCGCAAGTATGACCCCTGCCGGATTCTCCATCGCAAGCACAACCCCTGCCGTTGTGAGCGCGGAAAACCCTGTTGCCGCTGATACAGCGGAAGCGCCCGTTGCGGCCCCTGCCCCTGTAGAACAGCCCGAACAGGCCCCGCCGCTTGTGAATGTACCGGATACCCCTGTTGCCCCTGCGGCCCCCGTAGAACAGCCTGTAGCGGCTCCTGTGGCCCCGGCTCCTGCCCCCGCTAAAAAGTACACCTTCAAGCAGATTTCAAAGGCTGGTGCGGCCCTGTGTACGGAAATGGGCAAGATGGATCAGCTGGTGACTCTGCTGAATACGAAGTACGGTGTTCCGGCAATCACCATGATCAATGAATCCCGGTACGGGGAGCTTGCGGAAGATCTGATTGCCCTCGGCGCGACTATTGAGGAGGAATGACAATGCCAAGCCCAACTGGACACTCCTTACTGAGCCCGTCCGGGGCGCATAGATGGCTTGTCTGCACAATGGCTCCCCGGTTTGAGGAACAGTTTCCCCCGTCCGGTGATACTAAGTACACGGCGGAAGGAACCCTCGCGCACAGCGTTTGCGAGTTGTACGCACGTCAAGCCTTTGACGGCAAGATGACGAAACGGCAGTTCAACGCGGCGCTGAAAAAGCTCCATGCGGATGAAAACTATTCCCCGGAAATGCACGAAACCGCACAGGCTTACGTAAATTACCTGACCGAAAAGGCAAACAGTTATTCAGACAGGCCGAACGTCTTCTTTGAACAGCGGGTAGACCTGTCCGATTGGATCCCGGAGGGATTCGGTTCCTGTGACTGCATCATGATCGGTGACGATACGCTCCATATCACAGACTATAAGCACGGTGTGGGCGTTCCGGTTGATGCAAAGGGAAACCCCCAGATGAGGCTGTATGCCCTCGGCGCTTTGAAGATGTTCCACGCGATTTACGGCGATGCAATTCAGAAGGTGTCAATGGGGATCTGCCAGCCCCGGCTGTACGACACCCCCAAAGAGGATTGCATGACTGTACAGGAATTGCTGGATTGGGGCGAAACGGTCAAAGTCAAGGCCCGGATGGCCTTTGATGGAACCGGAGAATTTTGCCCCGGTGAACATTGCAAGTTCTGCCGTGGAAAGTATCAATGCCCTGCCCGCGCGGAGCATAACACAGCGCTGGAGGATTTCGCCGGATGTGTCACCCCGGATAAGGCGGACGGCGTTACGGATGCACAGGCCAGAACGGTTCTGGGGCTTCCCCGGATGCTGACCAATGACGAGATCGGTGATTTGCTTCGGCGCGGTGAAAACCTTGTGTCATGGTACAACGATCTGAAAGATTACGCGCAAAAGGCCCTGCTGAACGGTGAAGCAATTGCCGGTTGGAAGCTGGTAGAGGGCAAGAGCAACCGCGTGATTGATGACGTTGACAAGCTGATTGAGGCTATGCAGAAAGCTGGGTATGACCGGGCTGTGCTGTACAAGACTGAACCGCTTACCCTGACAGCCTATGAGAAGCTGGTAGGAAAAGCCAAGTTCGCGGAGCAGTTCGGCGATATGGTCAGCAAGCCGCGCGGAAAACCTACACTCGCGGATGAAGATGACCCGCGTGATCCGTGGAGCTCGGCGGCGGATGATTTCAAGGGTGTGACTGCCAATGCCTAATGCGACGATCATTCAAGGCAAGGTGGAAAACATCTGGGATGATGAAGACTTTGCCCGGATGCTCCGTGACAGGCTCGGTGATGACGCGGAACGGTATTTTCGGGAACATTCCGATTTGGATTACGCCTTGCGTGATGTGACGGATGAGCAGATTCTCCAGTATTGCACCGGTGAATGTTCCAAGGTTGAAGATGCAATTGAATACTGGACGGGCGTTCTCGGTGAAATGAAAGACGAGCTTGAAAGTATCCAAGCGAACATAGCAGTTAGGACGAAAGACGAAACGTCAATACTGTTGCTACAGTTGATTCAGAAGATTAACAGTGAATTGTAAGGAGGAAAAACAGATGTTTGAAGATGCAATGAAGTCTCACCCCCCCCGTCCAGAGGTTCTGGATGCTTTGATTGACGTTCTGTGCGAAGTTTCGCGAGACGAGGATAAGCCTGTCATTGAGGCCCTGCGTAACGCGCACAAGGTTACGGATCTGACACAGAAAGTGCTGGATCATGTGAAAGTTACCCTTGAAGTCGAGGACAAGGCCGTTCCGCGTGAACGTGCTATCCGCGTAAATGCCGTGTTCCTGCCTATTATCGAAACACTTGAACAGTTTCTCAATGAAAATGTGTAAAGGAGAAAAAGAAAATGTATCAGAATGATGCTCAGAAGGTTCTTACCGGTGAAGTTCGTTGCTCCTATGTGAATGTCCATACTGCTCGCCAGATCAACGGGCAGGGCAAGCCCAAGTACACCATGACCGTTCTGATCCCCAAGACGGACAGCGCGACACTGGCTGATATCCAGAACGCCATGCAAGCGGCTGTTGACAAGGGTATCAGTGATCCCCGTGTATGGGGCGGCGTGAAGCCCGCCAAGCTGGCTACGACCCTGTATGACGGCGATGGTGTGAAGCCCGAAAGTGGCGAGCCGTGGGGGCCGGAGTGCAAGGGACACTGGGTGCTCCGCACGTCTGCGAACGAGGGCCAGCGGCCACAGGTTGTCGGTATGGACAACATCAAAGTGGAGCTTGATCCTCGTGACGTTTACAGCGGCATGTATGCCCGCGTGACGCTCCGGTTCTATCCGTACAAGTTTGCTGGTAAGTCCGGTGTTGGATGTGGACTGGGCAACGTGCTGAAAACCCGTGACGGCGAGGCTCTGGCCGGTGGCGCAAGTGCCGAGAGCGATTTCGCCGGGATCGGCGCAGTTCCCACGGCTACACCCCAGACGGGAGCGCGGATTGATCCCGTGACCGGCCTTCCGATGATGCAGTGATTATGAACGGGAGCCGGATATGCAAGTACCCGGCTCCCGTATTTTGAAGGAGGAAAACATCATGAGTCTGCGTTCCCTTGAACGTTCCATTGCCCGTGAACGGATGAAGCGGGCCGGTGTGGAACGGATCAATAAAAAGCGGATCTGGGATAACAATGCCGGTAAGAAGCATGAGGGCGGCTGGCGTTCCTATTTCGCTATGAACTGGCGGAAGTATCTGGATCCCACAACTGATGAGTACAAGATGGCTGTGGGCGGAAAGACCCGCAAAAAAAAGGGCTTTTTACGGAAAGTACGCGTTCGCGTATAAGGCGCTTATTGCCGCGATTGCGGTTGCATTCGTGATCGCGGCTGTTCTTTTTAGGAGGTAAGACAATGGCAAGTGCCAGTGAAAAGATGAAGCTGATTTGCGGTGAGGTGGCTGACCTGTCCGGTTCGTTGGATGCTTACCTCGCTGAAAAGAAGCGGCAGAATGGCCGGAACCCTACGCGCGGTGACGGTTCTGAATGGAAAACAGACGGCTATGGGGTTAGCCATTTGGTTAAGGAAGGATTGCCGCAAGGCGCAACGCCTACGGCGATACGGCGGAAGATCATCACGATCCGGGATCACCTCAATGAATTAGGAAAGTTGGTTTGACCATGATTCATCATTTATCAATTGACCTTGAAACATTCTCCAGCGTGTCCATCCGTGACGCGGGAGCATGGAAATACCTTCAATCCCCGGATTTTGAGATTCTGCTTTTCGCCTATTCCCTTGACGGTGGGCCGGTTGTGGTGATTGATGTTGCCAGCGGTGAAACGGTTCCCCAGTGGCTTGTGGATGCTCTGACAAGCCCGGAATACATCAAACATGCCTACAATGCCCCGTTTGAGTATGGCTGTCTGGATCGCGTATACGGTGGGATGATTCCTTCCCAGTGGCGCTGTACGATGTTTCACGGCCTGTATTGCGGGTATACAGCCGGTCTGGACGCAACCGGTAAGGCCCTCGGATTGCCGGAAGACAAGCAGAAGCTCAACACGGGCAAGGCCCTTATCCGGTATTTCTGTGTGCCTTGCAGACCGTCCAAGTCAAACGGCGGGCGGTTGCGGAACCTTCCGAAGCATGACCCGGATAAATGGGCGCTTTTCAAAGAGTACAACGCACAGGATGTTGTAACGGAAATGGAGATTGAGAAGCGGCTGTCCCTTACTCCGGTTCCCGATTGGGTACAGCACCAGTGGGAGGTTGATCTGACGATCAATCAACGCGGCGTGGCTGTGGATCAGGAGCTTGTGCAGGGTGCGCTCTACATGGGCGCGGTCGCCCGCGAGGCGCTGATGCAGGAAGCTACACAGATTACGAACCTCAGAAACCCGAACAGCGGAAAGCAGTTGCTGGAGTGGCTGAACAAAGCGATGGAAACCGGGGAAGATGATGCCCTGCCGAATCTCCGTAAAGATACCGTTTCAAAGATGCTTGACGGCATGGAAGAGGGGGATGTGAAACGGGTTCTGGAGATCCGGCAGGAGCTTTCAAAGACTTCCACCAAGAAATATGACGCTATTGAAGAATGCGTTTGCGCTGATGACCGGGTGCGCGGTCTGTTGCAGTTTTACGGTGCGAACCGGACAGGACGCTGGGCCGGACGGCTTGTACAGGTTCAGAACCTTCCCCGGACTTACACGCAAAACATTGAACTTGCCCGTGATCTTGTGCGCCGGAAGGAAACCGGAGCCCTGCGAATGATCTACGGTTCCGTGCCTGATACGCTGTCTCAGCTGATCCGTACAGCCTTTGTGGCAAGCCCCGGAAACGTGCTGATTGATGCTGACTTTTCAGCGATTGAGGCCCGCGTGATATCGTGGCTTGCCGGTGAAGAATGGCGTTTACAGGCGTTCCGGGATGGCAAGGATATCTACTGCGAAAGTGCCAGTCAGATGTTTGGTGTTCCCGTTGTCAAGCACGGCATAAACGGTGAACTTAGAGCCAAAGGCAAGATTGCAGAATTGGCCCTCGGCTATCAGGGCGGCACGGGTGCTTTGATCAACATGGGCGCTTTGGATATGGGCCTGACAGAAGAGGAATTGCCGGAAATTGTAACACGGTGGCGGGATGCAAACAGCAAGATCCGCAACCTGTGGTATGCAATGGACAGTGCGGCTATTGATGTGATTGGACGCGGTGGAACGGCGGTTGTAAACGGCCTGAAGCTGTCCCGTGAATACGATATAGCGCAAGGTGTTTCAAAGCTGGTGATTCAGTTGCCCTCCGGGCGCTGTCTGTACTATATCAATCCTTCCCTCGGTACGAATCAGTTTGGCGGTTCATCCATCATCTACAACGGCGTTGACCAGACCACAAAGCGCTGGAAGCAGATTGAAACCTACGGCGGGAAGCTGACTGAGAATTGCGTACAGGCCATTGCGCGAGACGCGCTTGCGGGTGCGCTTGACCGGCTGGAAGCGGCTGGACTGCCGGTTGTCTTCCATGTGCATGATGAAGTGGTGATTGATGCAAAGCCGTTCGCCAGCAACAAAGAAATGCTGAAAAAGGTAACAGATATTATGGCCGCGCCTATTCCGTGGGCTCCAACGTTGCCCCTTAACGCGGAGGGCTGGGTCGGTGACTTCTTTACAAAGGATTAACTGGAGGTATGGATATGCAAGAGGTTCTCGCGGCTATCGGATTCTTATCCGTGATGCTTTCTACAACGGTGACGCTTCTTTTACCGATTGCCCTCGCATTCTGGGTTCATCCCGCGTGGCTGTGGCTGTATGCGCTGTATGTTTTCATAGTTGGTACGTTCGCCTGTATCATTGCCGGTTCCGATGCGGACAGGCAGTCCGATAGGATGAGAAAGCCGGGTGACGAGCAGTGATGCACCGTGGGGTAAAAGAAAGCTACACACAGGCAGGGTACAGGCAGATCCGCGAAGTCACCAAACGGGATCATTGGTTCGTGGTGTGGCGCGGTATTTCACAGGTGATGTTGCTCCTGCTGATTCTGTTGGGCGGATACATCGCCTACGGCTATTACCGGGGACTGCCGGTGTGGGAATATGCAGTTGGATACTGGATGATCATGACCATCCGTAACGTTGCGGAATTTATGGCGAGGAGGTTGCGGCTATGAGGATTATTGAACCATCTGTTGAGCTTGTCGGTGGCAATGTGGGCCTGTTTGACCGCCCGAAGCATGTAGAACTGTGCGGGCGTGTCTGTTATAAGTCTGAATCAAAGATCACGGAGGACAGCGCGGAAAAGTTTATTGCCGGGATTATCAAGCGCGGACACGAAGCCGTGCTGGAACATGCCCGGATTACGCTGAGTCTGTCGAATCATCAGGACACGTACAAATTGCTCATGCGGGTATGTTCCGGGATGCGGAAAATTGGATTGTACGATTACCTAACCTTCACTCGGAGAGATAACAAGTATGACACGTATGTTGTTTCCGGCAATATTCGCGCGTGGCGCGGTGTGTTTTCTTTCATGTTCCGCAATGATTACCCGTTTACGAATGTGCTCAAGCGGACGTGGGCGGAAAATGCTCCGTTCTTCCCTGAGCTTTTTAACCCGGATGCCCCGTATATCCCGGACACGATTACCGATATTAACCCCAGACCCGGTATGCCCTTGTTTGAAGATCCTGTTTTACGGATGCGGCACAGCTGGTACACGTTGCGGTTCATCTGTGACCGGGGCGTAACGCATGAGATTGTGCGGCACAGGCCCGCGTCATACTGTCAGGAGTCAACCCGGTACTGCAACTATTCCAAGGCCGACTTTGGCGGGGAAATTACGGTCATAGAGCCTTACTATCTGCGGGATGATATTACGGCCTATAACGTGTGGAAACGGGGCTGTGAGGCCGCAGAAACGGCCTATTTTGACCTGTTGAATGCTGATCGCACAGCACAGGAAGCCCGGTGTGTTCTGCCAAACAGCTTGAAGACGGAACTGGTGATGACGGCAACGGCGGACGAATGGCTCCATTTCCTCAAGTTGCGGACAGCGGAGGCGGCTCACCCGCAGATGCGCGAAGTGGCTACACGGGCGAAGGAGATCCTCGCGGGACAGGATGCGGAGGTGTTCTCTGATGAGCAGATTCGGAATGCCCAGTAAGATCCCCGGCGATGAGTATGTTCTGCACATGGACGCGGAAACGGCGCAGATTGTTGCACGGGCCTGTGATAAGGACTGCAACAAATGTGAGCTCGGTGCGGCATTGGATCATACCATGATTCAGAGTCGCGGACACAACGAAAGCTGGTCATGGATTGACTGTGACCGGGATTATGAAGACAAGGAT